ATTTTTAATAGAATTTCATTATCTATCGCTGTTAAATCATGAACTTTTTCTAAGAAAAATGCTAATTGTATTAAATCCATTGAGAATTTATAAGAAATTGATGTAGGTATTGTTGCCATTTGTGTTTGATTTTAATTTATCTAATATATAATTTTTTTAAAATATTGTTTGTTAAAAATATAAAATTATTTATATATATAGACAAAAATATGTATATTTGCACTTTAAAAATAATTGATAATAATGATAACAAATTTTAAAACATTTGAATCATATAATAAAATGATAAAAGAATATATACTACAGTATCCAATTTCTAGAAGTGGTAAAGTTGGCGGAGAAGGTACACACGTAATGTGCTTACCTAGTGATGAATATCCTAAAAAATATTGGAATAAAATTATATTTGTTTCTGTTGATACACAAGGTAAATATCAATTACGTGATATGACAGGATCAAATAAAGAAAGATTGACAACTTTTGGTGGCTACTATAGTTTATTCTTTGGTTCTGCAATTCCAAATAAGCATTTTAGATGGATACCAAATTCTGTAATATATGATAGAGTTGGTAATAAAGTTGGTAATGTAGATGAAGTTCAGATAGATTCTGAAAAATATAACATATAAAAATTAAGAGTTTATAATATAAACTCTTAATTTTTTTATCTTCCAGGATATCTTGGACCAGAAATTGCAGGAGTTCTCCTATATATTCTACTGTGTGCTCCAATTATTCCTGCTGTATTTTCAGACATACTTGTAATATTTTCAACATATCTTAGCATATCTCCTTGTATATTATTATTTACATATAATTCTACTAAGTTTTTATATCCTATATTATCAAAGCATGTGGATAGTGTTATCGTTGTCATTACAACATCATCATTGCCACTCTCAGCTTTGTATGTAATCATACCAGAAGTTGTCTCATGCTTACTAAAAGTGGTTATTTCCTTTATGTTTATCTCACTGTGTAATATCATTTTTCTATTTCTAATAGATTGTTGAAATTCTTTATCGATAATTAGATGTTTATCTTTACTTAATTTCATTCCTATCTTGCCTGCTATGTCTTCTCTATTGTGTTTATATCTTAAGAATACTGAGTTTGAGTAATTGTTTTTACCATCAAATACATTAGGTAAATGAGCCAATAATTCAGAACCATATGTATTATATTCAAGTACAATTTTTGTTTTTTCTGGATCAAATAACTCAAATGCTATTAGATATAGCATATGTGCAAGTTCTCTTATTGAATATAAATTATTTCTGAATAATCCTATCTGTTCAAGTTTAAATAAATCTTGTATGTTATCATATTGATATTTTTCTATTTCATTTTTGTCTCTTAATGCTAATCTAAATATATTTATAACAGAATAATCCTTTGCTAATCCTTCTGATAAGTCAATTGATAATACAGTATAATAATCTTTTGCTCTTGCAACATTAAACAGATTTAAATCTTTTACGAATTTCAAAGAATCATATGGAAATTTAAATTTATCAAATTGATTTATATTTATATTATCAAAAGGTATTTGATAACTTTTCAATAAATCAATAGTGTCTTTATTAAATAGAATTTTATCTCCAGTGACAAAATGTAAGCCGTATTCTTGATCAAATTTATCAGATGATAATAATAATTTTGTTTCTTCTTCTTGCCAATTGCTAACAATTGCCAATTCAGGTAAAGGAATTCCATTTATTCTTATTTTTCTTATATTTTCTATGTGTGTTTTTTCATCTTTTATATTGTACGCTACACAGTCAAACATATCTTCTCCTATATATTTTTTATATAATGTTATATCATATTTGTCTCTTATTTCACGTAGTAATGCAGATTTTGCTATATTATATTTTTTTAATTTAGCTTCCATTATTTTAATTTTTGTGTCCTCTCTTCCTGGTACTTGATTCCACAAAACTCTCATTGCCTTATATGGATTTTTTAATGGGTCGTCCTCTGGTAATTCAGCGTTTGTGAATAATTCCCAAAACATATTATATCCATTTGGTGTGGATGTTATTACTATATGTGAATTATTAACTGATGATACTACTGGAATTATAGCTCCATAATAATCTCGAATGAAATTTTCTGGAATGTGAGCAAACTCATCAAGATAAAGAAAGTCAATTGTAAATCCAATTGATGGATCTTTTGTTCTATTTTCTGTTTGAATTCTGGAATTATTTTCAAATGCAATTTGAGTTTCATTCCAGTTAGTCACTCCTTTTTTAAGAAAGAATGGTACCAACTTATAAATATCTTTTATTTTTCTTATAATTTCTTTAACTGTCTTTCCTTTATTTGCAACAACCATACAACCTTTATCATCATTAAATAGAACAAAATGTAATAATACAATAGCAGCAGAAACTGTCTTACCTGTTTGTCTACTTGCCATTAATATACTTCTTGGATTTTTTGTGTATAAGTCAATAATATCTTTTTGATAATCACGTAATTTCATAGGACCAATTGATCCATCTTCTCTTTTAATTTGACAATAATGCTCAGCAAAATATTGTACATTTATTTTACATTTTATATATTCTTCAAATTCTAACTCAGTCATAGCAAAAGTTAAATTTGTTCTACGAATACCTCTCATGTTAGAGAACCACAGTTTTTCAAATCTTTTTAAAGGTTTGCCTAAATTTTCTTTTATTGTTATTTCATTGACAAGTTCTGTTGTTAATATAAAATCTTCAACTTTATTTTCAGCCATAATTCATAATTTTTTTTATTTCTTCATAATTTTCTTCTGTTAATCCAATCCAACCTTTGCAGTGTATTATATTATCAACATAAGGTGAAATTTCAGAAATTTTATCATCAATAATCACATATTTATCATGATTATTATTTATTAACCATTTTTTTATTTCTAATCCTCTTAAAGAATTCAAAATAGGAGTATAATCATATATCTTTGATTCAACACCTTGTAAATAAAATATTTTTTGTAATTCTTCAATTGTATATCTAACTCTCCATGTTGATATTATAATAGGAATCAAACTAAAATCATCGCAAATTCTATTATATATATCAATGCATTTTTTACTCCATATTTTTTTATATTTAGGATTCAAAACGCCATCAATATCAGTAAATATATAATTATTCATAAATAAACTCTATATTATATCCTTTTATTAAAAAATCCAATCTTAGAATGTCTTGTAAAGTTCCTTCATATAAATACAAATCAAAATTATAGCCAATTGCCAATAGTTCTGGTATGTATGTTTGAATTTGTTCATCTACTAATTTTTTTAGTGTATCAGTAGTGACATTGGTTTGCCAAAGATAATATTCCAAATTTGCTCCCATATCTTCATCACCCAGAACATCTCCTTTATTTGTGTATAATATCATTTCTAATTTTTGAACTATAACTTCGACATCATCATCTTCGATAATTTTATCTGAAGTATATTTTGGATGTCCAGGATATCTTATTGTAAAATCTTTTACGTCATTTAGAGCCATTTTAAACCTTGTTTTTTTATATATATAAAAAAAGATACATTATAAATGGATGAGTCAAATTTTATATCGGTTATAGATTACATAGGAAAAATAAATAATGGAGTGGCTGTGCTATTATCTATGAAAGTTATTGATAAAATATATGAATTTGTGTATTGGTTTGATCCAGAAGATGAATATTTATTGTCTTGTGATGATAATTTTTTAAATGATTATAATATAAAAATTATTTATGAATATAAAAATTATAAAAAACTCGCTTATTATATACATAACTTTGTATTAGATAACAAAGAAGATATAATTAACGAGTTCTTGAAATAATTATGTTCTGTATGTCACACCTTTCCAAATAATATTAACAGTACTAAATCCTGATGATGATGTAGGATCTTCTCCAAAGTAAATTCCGTTTCTATTTATCCAGCCTCCTCTTAATACAACTAATTCATTGTTTCCTATTATGATGTCTCCTAAAACAGGATCTAATCCAATTTGCTTTGATGAATCATATTGTGATGTATTAGAATATGATACAACTGTACTACTACCAATTGATGCAGACAATTTTGAATTTCCAATTATTGAACTTGAATAATTAGATGATGTTGCTGTATTACTACGATCAGAACTAATTGAATTTGCATTATTTGTAGATGTGATTATACTTTTATACTCATTGGTAGATGCATTTACTGAGTTAGAATTTGATACATAAGTAGATTGTAATACATTTGACTTAGTAGATGATAATAATGCTCCATTTCTATTGTAATCTTCATTTTCTTTACCAACAAATTCCAAATTTATTGAATCTATTCCATCAATATCTTTCAGTTCAGTAATAAGATTTGCTTTAACTATTCTATCATATCTACTATATGATGAGAAATATGTTGATAATGTATCAAGAACTTGCTCTCTTATATTATCTTCTGATGTATCATCATATCTTCTAATGAAAACATTTACTATATATTTTTTTACTATTGGATCTATAATACTTATAATTGATGATATGCTAACTATACCTTGAATTTTAAGATAACTTATTATTCTATTTTTTTCATCTTGATTAAGATAAAAATAATCAAAAGGAATATTAAAATAATTAACACTAGCTGAGAAATAATCTGTTATTCTTGGTATTAAATATAAATACATTTCATTTAGATTAATGTCTATTGTATCTGTATTAGAATTTAAATCTATTTTAATTGTGTCTAATGTATTAAATGCATTTACTTTTGAAAACATATTTAATTTCATTAGATGATATATAAATTGATCAGGTGTGGCAAGAACAAAATTTCTTGAAACATAAGGAATTACAGATCTAGTATATTCTATACTTTCTCCATCACTTGCAAAATTTATATCAGTTTCAATAAAAATATCAAATAATTTATCTGCTTGAACAACATTTCCTTCGCTATCATATATATCTGTTATAAAATTAAATCCATTAACATTGTTGTTTAATATATTACCAGCTAATCCATTAGTTGTAAGATATTTAACTTCTATTACAGCACCAATATCTGGAATACAACCATTTATTCCATTTCCAAAATAAACATCAAGTCCTCCATTAAATCCAGTTCTAGTATAACATGCATATTCATCTTGTAGCATATCATATAAATGATCTCTTATCTGTAATGTTACCCCATTTAATGATATTTGAAAATCAAAATTATCTATAGTTGAGCTATTACTAACTACCACTTGATAAGATTGAGATAATGTACCATCACCAGTAAATGTTTGTGTTTCATATTTACCTTGAACTATATTAATGAAAAATTGACATCCATTTTTTAATGTGTAATAGTTTCTATATGTTCCTGTTTTTATTGAATAATATAGACTATTGGATGTATTTTTTAGTTGTGTTTCATTATAAATTACAATTTTTCCTCCTGAAATTTGACTAATATCTGTTCCTTGCTTAAGTTTGAATTTCAATGTTCCTTGCGCTGATATTGCTCTGGAAGGATTATGTCCTGATATTCTTGCAATATTTCGAATCGTTCTAATAGTAACAGCTTGATCTATATCTAATTGTCTAACTGCATTTTTGACATATAGTACATTTTGTATAAATACTTCTTTTACGAAAGTTAAAATTTGTCCGTATGGAGAAGCAGAATTATAAAGAATATTAGATTTTTTATAAGTTGCACTTATCCAATTATTTAACTGATTTGTTAAATTTGCATAACTTAATTCTATGCTATTGAAAATTCTATTGAGTTTTGAAATTCTTGCCACTCTTTTTATATTTTTTTTTAATTATTTTATGTGTTTTTTTAAATTTTCACCAATTGTTTCTACCAATTTTTTGAGATTTATTTCGGTGTCTTCGTATATTTTTTTGAAAATTTCAAATTTGAAATTGTAATCATCAGAGCCATTTTTTGTAATTGTTAAATCTACATTTTGATTGTTACTTAATGATAATTTAAAATTAAAAAAAATTGATTTACAAGGCATTATTGATATTTTTGTTTCATCCACATTAGTTATTGATATATTAGATACATCATTATTTTCAAACCATTTATTAATTAATGTTGCTGGAGACTTAACGAATTCTGATAATATTTTAATATTTTCTCCAAATTTATTTTCTTTAAAAATATTTTTAATTTTATTTTCAAATTCATCTAAGTTTGAAAATTCAATTCTGACATATTCACAATTAATATCATGTAAATAAGTAAAATAATTTTTGGTTATTTTTGATTTAGTATTATCAGTAGTAAAAATCAATTTTGTATAAATGATATTAATATCATCATATAAAATTTTATTTATTGATATAATTAATCTCAATTCATCTGAATTTAATATTTTTTCATAAATAGTATCTACTGATAGTACTTTAGTAGTGTCAAATACTGTTTTTATTTTATTGACTAAATCTTCTATTAAAATGTCCATATGTTAAATTATTTTATATGTTATGTTATATCTATCTGCAAATGTCGAAGTGTTACTTCCATCTACTCTAAGCATAGTAACTTGTAATCCTCTATAATAACTTATTCTAGGTTGTCCAACTAATGTATATCCGCATAATAAAGATTGAAATATATTTATAGTAATATTTATACCTACTTTTTTTAATATTGTGTATGCTCCGCTATAATCTATTATATTACCAAAGGTATCTTTAAAATATAGATTCTGTACATATATAGTATTACCAGATTTGAACATATCTTCAGTTAATATTAATTCTACATATTCTCCTTCCACACATAATGTTTCTCCTGTGTATACATCTGTACAATTGACATATATATTTTCGTTCAAATAGAAATTATCATCAAATGTTGATTTTTCTGGTGTTAAATTTATGTATTTTCCTTCAACTATATCTTTTGGCAAATCTGTATAAAAAATGGTTACTTGAGATGATACTCCATTATAATTAAACATCATATTAAAATATAATTTTTGAGAATATTGAGCATATTTAGGTTCAATTATTATGTCTAATTTTTGTTTATTTTTTAA